GGGGCATCAATAGAAGCCAGAACCGCCATTGAAACTGCGAAAATACCGATCGAAGCTGCAATTTTTAGAATTCCGTCAGCGTCCAACTTATTTTTTCTGCCTCGGAACATGTCAAAAATTCCGCCAATCGACTCTTGTATACCTTCAAGTTTTTCTTTGGCAGTGTCCAATATATTAAGTTCGCCAATCCCTTTCAATGTGCTGGTAAGCTTAAATATAGCAATGCCGATACCCCCGAAAGCGCCAACTTCGGCAATATCTTTTACGTTGTCGGCATTTAGCTGTCCAAAAAGATCTCTAATTCGACCGAAACCTTTCTTTATAGCATTCCAAAGAAAACCAAGAGCCTGCTCGATTTTGTCCGCAACAAAAGAAATTCCGTTAAGAAATTTTTCGAAAAACCCAAATCCGCCATCGGTGCCATCATCATTTTTGGAGAATAACTCGTTAAGTGATTGGCCAAGAGCAGAAAAAGCTTTTGAAAGCCTATCAACTATCCCCAAATTGCTAAGAACCGTGTTACCAAATTTTCCAACAGCGTCACCAGTGCCAAACAAAACTGTTGCAATATTGGTAATAAGATCCAGAAATGTCTTCACACCGCCAGAAATTCGTTCGGTTACTTGACCAAAAAATTCCATGACCTTTGCGGAATTTAAAAGAACCAAAATCTGGTCAGAACCAGCAGCTGAAATATGAAGCAAATATTCTATAAATTCGAATAAGCCGTCAAGCAACGGCTTGAATCCCTTAAGAACAGCCGTGACACCATTAGCAACAAGCTTCAATACCGCAAAAACTGTTTTCATAATTTTTCCAAGCTCTTCTGCGGTTTCTTTGCTCGGAATCAGCATTTGGGTAAATTCGTAAAATCTCTGCGTTATTGAATACAGAATATCCCCAGTGATGGGAGGAAATACTTCAGAAAATGACTGTTTTAGTATTGCAAAGAGGCCAATCGCTTCGCCGGTTACCTCGTCGACCTTAAACAAAGCATCAAGAATGTTAAACAAACCGCCAACTAAGTTTTCACGACCGGACATCTCGGACATACTTTTAGCGTACGCATCGAGATCGATTTTTCCGCTTTTTACAGCTTCATTTAACTCATTTACTTTTTTAATTGTCTCATCACTAATATTCTGTTCTTTTTTCTGTTCATCAGTAAGATTATTATAGGTCTCTGCCAAAGAACTTATACCCTCGGCGAGCATTTCAGATGACAGCCATCCCTCTTTCAAGCTGTCAGCAAAGGACCCATTCTTTTTAATAAGATCACTGACTGTAACAAGAGTGCTTTCTCCGTATTCATTTGTGTCAAATATCCCAAGATTTTTGGTGTTTCCAATCTTGATCAATTCTTCGCTAAGAGCACGAGCATCCGGAATTCCTTCTTCTTTTACGAATTTCTTCCAACCAGTAGAAAGTCCTTGAAAAAGAAGCTCGTTTCTTCCTTCTGCACCGCCGTTAAATACGTTTTCTAAAATACCGCCGAGCTGCGTCCATAACTTTTTACCTTCTTCAAAGTCTCCAAAAACCGTTTCCCATGTTTCGGCCCAACCAGAACCGACCGCCTCTTTCAGCGTATCCATCATCTGAGAGAAGGTTTTAACGTCCTTTGCGGAGTCGGCCGCCTTAATTCCAAGTTCTTCGATCTTTTCAATCTGCTCCTTGGTGTACCCAAGAGAAGTTAACTGAGCCTCATATGCTTTTTTCTCAGCATCAGTCATATCGCGAATATCGTTAGAATAAACCGACAAGGTCTGAGTCAAAACATCAGTTGTCATCCATTGCGCAGAAAGAGCGTCGTTGAAATTTGAAGTAGCGTCAAACAGAGCAGAAACTTTTCCATTATTGTCCGTTGTTACTGTTTGATACTTTTCTCCAACTTTTACGACTGTTCCAAGAGCGACGGCCGTATCGATAAGCTGCTGTTTGAATTCGACAGTCGCCATATTAGCGTTCTCAATCGATTTCCAGTCAATCAGCTTAACATAACCGGACGACAAAGCCTGAGAGAAGTTATACATCGCTCTGGACGCTTCATTCGCGTTAGCGCCAGAAACAGCAGCGACGTTTGCAACACCTTTAATTGCAGCAACAGCGTCATCGAGTTTAACGCCGGCATTTGTAAATTTGCCAATGTTGCTGGTCATATCGGAGAACGAATAGATGGTTTTGTCAGAATACTCATTTAATTCGTTGAGCTTTTCCATAACGGCGTCAAGGCTTTCGCCGGTACCAGCCATAATTGTCTGAACCGAGCCCATTTTAAGCTCATACTCATTAAAGCCATCTGTGACCGGAGCAATGGTAAGCGATTTAACTATTTGCTCTCCGGCGTTCATCGCTTTGTTAACGACATTTTGAATTGCAGCCATGGCTGCGACACTCATTGCAGAAAACTTGACTTCAACCGTTTGGGCGGCATTTATCATACCATCCAAATTAAACTTCTTACTCGCAGTTTCCAATTCGGAAAGGGATTTCTTTTCCGAACCAAAGTTCAACATGGACTTAAGCTTGTCCAAAGTCGACATCGTTTGAGAAACATTTCTTTCGAACGACTTATTGTTAAACTGCATTTCAACAACGCGTTCGTCAATTGTCGTGCTCATTTACCGATCACCTCCTCCCAGGCTTTGTCCGCAATTTTATCGAAAACGGGGCGCAAAGCGGGGTTAATGTAGTCAATTCCTTGAACCCATCCGCCATTTCTTGTTCCGTGTCCATATTGAAGAATTATTGCAACATTAACGCCCTTATTAACATTAGAATTTGTCCACTCAATAATGGTTCTGCCATTATCCTTACGAATCTGATATGACCATGAACTTGCCGTCTTACCGCTATCAGTAGGAGTCGCCGAAGAAAGAGCCCGAACCCCTTCCTCACCATATTGGTTGAGAAATCGGAGATCGGGCTTCATCGCTCTCTTCAAAAATTTAGTGGTTTTAGAAAAATCACCATGGTGAACAAACTGAATCATGCAGCACCTTCTTCCATCAACCTCTGCTGCCTAAATGTTTTCTCCTTGCGGCGTTCAGCGCAGCTCGTTTCGATGCAAACTCCTTTTTAGAAAGCTTTTCCGGCTTGGAGTTCTTAACGTTGCATACCTGGATCAAAGTAAGCAAACGATTCAAATGCCATTTTTGGCACTCAAAAGGAATTTGAAGGGTAACCATCCAATAGTAAATCAATTCAGATGTGACCTTCTCGCTATTGTTCTTGCCCTTCTGTTTACTATCGTTCTGGAACCAGGTAGCAGTCATCGGATCGTTAATATAGTCTAATATCGTTTTAATATCGTCCTTTGAAAGACGAGAATATACAGTTGGATTTACATGCGGCGTTACGGTCATGCAACGAATATAATCAAGCGTTTGTTCGGCAGAACGATCTTTATCGGAATCCAAGAACGGCTTTTTCCACTTTGACTCCCATTTTGAAATGGAAATCAGGGAGTGTTCCAACTGGATCGTTTCAGCTTTCAGAGTGCTAAATAATTCAGTCTCTTCATTCCAAAGCTCAACAGGAGGAACAGTAATAGTCAACATAATTATTCAGAAAGGACCGAAGCGGGAACTGACTTGGTTTCAGGCCCTTTTGCCAAAGCAATGTCCTTCTCGATATCCTTCGGGAAAATGCCGTTGATAAAATTAGACGCTTCTTCGGCGTTGTAGCAAAGTTCAAGCCAAAGCCGATTATAAGCATCTGTCTGCTTAAACGCATCAGAAAGCTCAGTGCTCTTAACAAACCGCTTGCCATCCGGAGTCTTTTCGCCATAAGACGAAAGAATAAAATAGTCAATTGCCTCTACGACATCATGACCATTCCGCTTCTGCATTATCATCTCGAGCTTCTCCTTCAGACCGCCAGCTGTTTCGAGCTGCATCTTATGAAACTCGGCAGAAGTAATATTGAAATAAAAATCCTCAGTACGAGAATCCCCATTGTAGTCTTCATAAGTGATTGTCTTTTTGTACATGGGTCACCTTTTCTCCTTTCACATAAAAAAAAAGAGCGGGTCAGCCGAACTGAATACCCGCTCAATAAGAAATTATCTATTTAGGACAGAGTCGAAATGACCTCGTCCGGAAGGGGAAGATAAGCATCGCTGTTATCGGTGCCATACAGCTTACCTTCAAGAGTTGTAAGCTTGGTTTCGTTAGCCTTTGTAGAATCAATCGTAATGCACGCAATGGGTTTGTAGTTTTCCATCGGGATCGGAGTAGTCGTAAAATCCCAAGAGAAAGTCATTGCCTCGGGAGACTCATTAACGGTCTGATACTGTCTCTGAGACGGATTTGTCTCCGCTCCATAAACAATATGAAGCTTATAACCATAATCAGTGCCCTGCTCATCGTTGCCGATGAGAGTCCGATAGCAGAAACCAAAAGGCTTTCTGGTCTGCTGACTGGCATAAACACCGGGAGCAAGGGTGGCGGTGCCATCGCAAACGGCAAACTCGTCCGGATAGGTATACGCCTCAATCGTGCCGCCAAACTCCTCAACAGAGCGAAGATTCAGGTACTTAATATTGTCGGCATAAATCGGGTTCGGCTCACCACCAGAAGGATTCTCACTAACACTCGTAAGACCATTCCATGCAACGCCGTTTGCGTATGCGCCATTAAGGCCAGTCTTAGGATAGAGGACACCATGGCTTACACCAGTTTCGTACAGACGCTCAGAGTCCTGGTCCCACTGAAGTTTACTCATAAACACACCTCACAAACTATTTTAGATTTACCAGTACAAAGTCAAAACGTCATGATTCAGATTATCGGCACGGTAAGTTCGGTCGATCGTGCATAGCGAAAACGTTTTCAGAATGTCCGATGCAATACACGAATCGGGATCGGCATCGATAACAAAAACCTGATATCGCTGACGGCCGATGTAGTTTCTATCATTCGCCTGGAGAATGATACCTCCA